TCCTTAATAGCTTCGTCGCGCATGCCTTGGGCAGCGATCTCTGCTACAGAGGCAGTGATTGCCATGGCATTAGCCAGGGAGTTCAAGCCTGTGAACAGGGTAATTATAAACTGGCGTATCGATTTAAACATGGTGATGCTCCTGCGGCTTGATTGCCGAACGAATGCGAAGCATGGGGTGTATGGTTTAGAAATGTGATGTGACCTAATACCCGGGGGGGATATTTGAAAAGTGAGCTGCGCCCCTTTGAAGTACCTACTCCAATACCCAAAATAAAAATTATATAAAAATGCGAAAAAGCTGACTATACTTACCCGATACACTAAATAGCTGGGTAACCCTATGGATGTTTTAACACTGGATCAATTTAAGGACGCTCTGCCTGAGAAGGTAAAGAAGAGCATCAACCAAGAGTTGGTTGATCAGATTAATACAACCTTGAGTGACCCTGAGCAGTACGAGAGTTACAGGGAGAATCTTCTTAGCTATACCAAGGTAATGGCTGAGGGGAAGTTTAAAGTACCTAATTACATTGATGCTGTGCGGTATGTGAGCTTCAAGCTGATGGGGTGTACTAACATTGAGGCTTACAGTAAGACCTTCCCTGATAAGATATTGAGGTTCAATGCTCAAGGGGTGGAAGCTAAGGATATCGCTTCGTACGTGACAGCGTATAACAAAAGCAAGCTAGTTAATCTGATCTTTGGGCAAACCCTGATCCCTACTCATATCTTGAACCAGGATCTGTATCAGCGTGCTCTAAACGTGCAGGCAGACCTGATGACTAACGCTAAGAGTGAGAAGGTTAGGTGTGACGCTGCAAACAGCCTTATGGTGCAGCTGAAGGCTCCTGAGATACAGAAGGTGCAGTTGGATATAGGAATTAAAGAAGACGGTTCCATTGCCAAACTGAGGGCTACCACGTTAGAGTTAGCAAGGCAGCAACGAATGATGCTGGAAGCTGGAGCGATGACAGCTCAGGATGTAGCACACAGCAAGTTTATTATTGAAGGTGAAGCAACGGAAGTTGTTGGGGATTGATATGACATCTTGGGAAGACTTTTCTAAGCAACTAGGTTCGTACGGTGTTGGGATAGCAGAGTCTCCTTTGGATGCCTTTCGGTACTCTACTCTGGGGGCAAACCAACTGGCTAAGGCTATTGGGTTGAGAAATCCAGAGGAAGCTAGGTCGGCCGCGGTGGATATCAACAATGCATACGATGCCCCATTCCGTGATTACCGACAATTCCTTAAAGAGGGAGCCCCTGAGATGAACCAGATGGGGCAAATAGCTGGCGCTATACTTGCTGCGAGAGGTGCGGGATCCTTGCCAGTTAGTTTACTGAAGCGCCCATTGAATGCTCCGAGTGCTTCAAACTTCCAGAAAGTAATAGCGGCTGCTAAAAAGTTCGCTGCTAAAAACCCTAGGACCACTGCCGGTGGACTTAGTCTTAGTTCTGAAGGGATTGCGGAACCAGCTATTGATTGGGCGGGTAGTCGCTAATGCGTGATTGTGTAGCCGATGTCTTACCATGGACAGTTGAGGAATACCTCAATAGTACCAACTACATTGTGGACCCCAATTACGTTCCCAGTGATTTTGCCTTAGAGTTCATCACCTTTATCAAGTTGGTCAATGGTGCCCAGGGGGAAGAAAACCTTACCCCTGTCGTGCACTATAAGATGCTCGATACGCTGACTGATGGTGGCACCCGCATTATCAACCTGTGTCACCGCGGTATTGCTAAAACCACTCTGATGGCAGAGTACCTTTTTCTGTACATAGCCACCTACGGGGAGATTCCAGGATTTGGGATTGTTGATCTAGCGATATACGTTTCTGACTCCATTGAGAATGGCGTTAAGAATATGCGCAAGAATCTAGAGTTCCGCTGGGAAAACTCTGAGTTCTTGAGGCAGTATGTGCCTGAGATACGTTTCACGGATATCCGCTGGGAGTTCACTAACTCCGAAGGTAAGAGGTTCATCGTTAAAGGGTATGGTGCCAAGACTGGGGTTCGTGGTGCTAAGGAAATGGGAAAGCGCCCAGGGCTGGCTGTACTTGATGACTTGATAAGTGATGAAGATGCGAGATCCTCAACTATCATCGCTGCTGTGGAAGATACTGTATATAAAGCTGTGGACTACGCGCTGCATCCAACACGTAACATGGTTATATGGAGTGGTACCCCCTTTAACGCTAAAGACCCATTGTATAAAGCAGTAGAGTCAGGCGCTTGGAAGGTAAACGTATTCCCAGTGTGTGAGCAGTTCCCCTGTACAAGAGAGGAGTTCAGAGGAAGTTGGCCAGACCGCTTTACCTATGACTACGTAGCAACGCAGTACGCCAGTGCTGTTAAGGTCGGTAAGATCAGCTCATTCAACCAAGAGTTGATGCTGCGCATTATGTCTGAAGAAGACCGTATGATTTTGGATAGCGATATCCAATGGTATAGTAGATCACTGGTTATAGCAGTTAAGCAGCTGTTCAACTTCTACATTACCACTGACTTCGCTACATCAGAGGGTCAGAAGGCTGACTTCTCAGTTATAAGCGTGTGGGCATATAACAATGTTGGAGACTGGCTCTGGGTTGATGGTATCTGCAAGCGTCAGCTGATGGATGCCAACATGAACGACCTATTCAGATTGGCCCAAGAATACAAACCACAGCAAGTTGGTATAGAAGTCACAGGCCAACAGGGTGGGTTCATCCAATGGATCACTAACGAAATGATGGTGCGTAATTGTTACTTCACTCTGGCTAGTGAGGGCAACAATAACAAACTTGGGATACGACCAAACACTAATAAACTGGTTCGCTTTAATACAGTGGTGCCATTATTTAAAGCTAAGAAGATATTCTTCCCAATTGAAATGAAGATGGAAGCCCCATTACAAGAAGCCTTGAATGAGCTAAGCTTAGTTTCAGTTAGTGGTTTCAAAAGCAAACACGATGACTTTGCTGATACTATCAGCATGCTCTCCTCGCTTACTCCATGGAAACCTACGGAGGAAGCTCCTTTATCTATGTCTAAGAAAGACAACGGCTTATGGGAATTTGAAGAGTATGATGCCTTTGAAGATACAACCAGTTACGCCTCATATATCGTATAACGGTGCCCAGATATGAAACTCCAAGAAGTCTTTGAACATCTTAGTAGTGGTGAGTTCTCCCAATTAAGTATTGGTGGTGAGGACATGGGTGTCATTAATGAGGCTAATGGAGAAAGGGTAGCCAGATTCATACAACTTGGCTTGGATTCTCTTTATCGTAGATTCCGTATTAAAGAAGGCAAGCTCATCCTGGAGTTACAACCTGGGCAAGAGATGTACGCATTAAAATCTGCGTATGCTCAAAGTAATACAGCTTCTACAGAGCCTGTTAAATACATTAAAGATAACCTGGTATTCCCATTTAAGGATGACCTACACAAGGTTGAAAGGGTGTATACGGATAGTAATGCAGAGCTATACCTTAATGATCTAGATAACATCTATTCAATTACCACACCATCTCCTAATATATTAGTGGTGCCAAGAAGCATTATTGTTATGGATGCAGGGCTCCCAGATGTCCTTAAAACACTAACATTAACAATAGCTTACAGAGCTGGGCATCCTAAATTACTGGATGCTGCTACCACCTTTGACCCGTATGAATTGGATCTCGAGCTACCTGAAATGTACCTGGAACCGCTGCTGTACTACGTTGCCAGTAGAGTGCATAACCCATTGGGGTTAACCAACGAGTTCCATGTGGGTAACAGCTATGCAGCTAAGTATGAGAATTCATGTCTACGGTTAGAACAGCAGAATCTACAAAGGGATATAGTTGGATCCGGTAACCGTTTCAATGATAACGGGTGGACCTAAAGTAAAGCCCCTTACGGGGCTTCATTTATTGCCCAGTTGAGCCGAATCCACCAGTGCCCCTGTCTGTTACCTTGAGTTCGTCTACTAGTTCGAGAGTTACATCAGCCACTGGCACAATCACAAACTGCAGCAATCGATCACCAGCCTGCCAATTGAAGTCCAAGATATTCTTGGTTTTCAATGCTGCTATCCACTCCCCTCTGTAATCAGAGTCTATTACTCCGCAGGTGTTATTAAGTTCTAAGCCAAACTTGGCACCCGTGCCTGAGCGTGGGAGAATAAGTGCTACATGCCCATCTGGTACTTCGGCCGAGAAACCTAAACCAACTAATACTGGTGAAGTATTGGACACTGTGCCATGCTTTGGCATATAAATATCGAAGGCACCGGCTTTAGCCGTTCCTTTCGTTGGCATAATGAAATTACTAGACAAAGACTTGATGTTCATTCAGGTTCTCACATTGGTTTATGACAGAGGCTATTATGGCTGAGCAAGACATGGGTACGGAAGTAGTAATCGAAAAACTTACCAAATGGTCTAACGCTCCCAAGGTTTCTGACCTAAAGCAGGATCTGAATGACGCTAAGAAACCTCACGACAATCACGTAGCTAAAGTTAAGGTATGGCTTGATAACCTTAATGTAACTGGATCAGCTGCGATAAAGAAAGTCAAAGGGCGCTCTAGCATTGTACCTAAGTTAATCCGTAAACAAGCGGAATGGCGGTATGCTGCTTTGATAGACCCCTTTCTAAGCACAGAAGATATCTTCAATGTTAACCCGCAGACTTGGGAAGATAAGGAAGGAGCAGAACAAAACCAGGCTCTGCTTAATGTGCAGTTCAATTGCAACATTAATAAGGTTCGCTTCATTGATGACTACGTACGTACTGGTGTAGACGAAGGCACTATTATCTGTAAGACGGGTTGGGTGTTTGAAGAAGAGTCTTATGAAGAAGATGAAGGCATCTTTGAGTTCCAAGAGAACCCCGAGTTCCAAGCTACTCTTGAAGAGATAACCCAACTGCAGCAAACATCCCCTAGTCAGTTTGAAACAAACGTACCTCAAGAATTGAAGGACGCTCTGCAGATATCTATGGAAAACGGTGTGCCTTTTGAACCGGTGCAAACTGGGGTTAAAAAAGTCACCAAGACGCGTACAGTTAAGAACCACCCAACTGTTGAAGTGTGTGACTACAGAAATGTAATCATTGATCCAACCTGCATGGGCGATATCGATAAAGCTGGCTTTGTTATATATCAGTTTGAATCTTCCATGTCTGAATTGGAAAAGGATGGCAGATACAAGAACCTTAAGAGTTTGGACCTAACCAATGCCAGCCCATTGAATGAGCCTGACTACTCCAGTGAAGAAGACTCTAAAAACTTCAATTACAAAGATAACCCACGTAAAAAGATAGTGGTAAATGAATACTGGGGTTACTGGGATATTGATGGTAAAGGTATTGTAAAACCCATTGTGGCTACATGGATTGGTAATACCATGATACGGTTGGAAGAGAATCCGTATCCTGATAAGAAAGTACCATTCGTAGTTATCCCCTACCTACCTATACGCAGATCAATACATGGGGAACCTGATGGTGCTTTGTTAGAAGATAACCAGCAAATCCTAGGTGCCACTACCCGCGGTATCATAGATATCATGGGCAAGTCAGCCAATGCCCAGACAGGTATGCGTAAGGATATGCTGGATGTAACCAACAGACGGAAATTTGATAATGGGCAAGATTACGAGTTCAACCCTACTACTAATCCTCGTGATGGCATTTTCATGCACACGTATGCACCTATCCCCCAATCAGCACAGTTCATGTTACAGATGCAAAACATGGAAGCAGAATCTCTAACCGGTGTGAAGAGCTTTAGCCAAGGGGTATCAGGGCAAAGCTTAGGTAATGTAGCAGCTGGTGTACGTGGTGCACTTGATGCAGCTTCCAAGAGAGAGCTCGGTATTCTAAGACGACTGGCTAGTGGTATTGTGGCTATAGGGCATAAGTTCATTAGTATGAATTCGGAGTTCCTATCTGATTCTGAAGTAGTCCGAATTACTAATGAAGAATTCATTACTATTCACAAAGACAAACTGCAGGGTAGCTATGACCTGAAGCTGAGTATCTCTACCGCTGAAGAAGACAACAGCAAAGCAGAGGAACTGGCTTTCATGCTGCAGACCATGGGTAATAGCATTGACCCAGGCATCACTAAGCTAATCCTTGTTGATATAGCTAATCTTAGAAAGATGCCTAAATTGGCCCATGAGATTAAGAACTATCAACCTCAACCTGACCCTATGGCTGAAGAAATTAAAATGTTGGAACTGGAGCTTCTCAAAGCTAAGTTAGCTAATGAACAGGCACAGGCACAACAGCGAGCTGCTTCTGCAATACTCTCTGAAGCCAAGGCGGATACTGAAGGTGCTAAGACAGCTAACATTGCTTCGGATACTGATCAGAAGAACCTGGACTTTGTAGAGCAGGAATCTGGGGTTCATCAAGCTAGAAAGTTGGAAGCTAGTGGTGCCCAAGCTAAGGCCCAGGGTGAGATGAAAATGATGGACCATAAGCTTAAGAAGGAAGGTAAAGGGGATGACCTATTACTAGAGTATATAAAAAAGCAGGCTCTTGGTGACCAACTGTGATATATATGTGCCCTGTAACGCTTACCCATCTATTAACTTATACAAGCACTGGTAGATATTATGAATGAAAATACGATTGCGCGGTTAGATCAAGAAATTGAAGACGGCCGCAAACTTGTAGAAAGTGGTTTAGCACTGGAGCGCCTTTACCGTAATAAGGATTTCAAAAAGATAATCCTTGATGGGTATTTGAAAGAAGACGCTATTAGGCTGGTTCACCTTAAAGGTGCTCCTATGGCTGACAGTGAAAATGCTCAAAAGAAGATAATCCGGGATATTGATGCTATCAGTAGCTTCAATATGTACCTGATCAATACCCAACAGATGGCAGCTACAGCAGCCAAGAATGTTGATTTCGCAGAGCAAACAAGACACGAATACGTAAACTCAGGGGAATACGATGAGTGAATCACAGGAACAAAGCCTAGATGTTCTAGGCATGTCTGATGATGCCGTTAGGGATATGCCAGTGCCTGACTTCGATAGCATGGATGATACTTCACCAGAAGTTGAAGAGTCTCCTCTGGAAGATGGTCAAGGCAGTGATCATGAAGACCGAGACGATGATGACAAGGATTCTGGCCAAGGCAGCACCGACGAGGAACCCGGCACGGGTGACGATGACGGGGATGACGAAGGCGACACAAAGCCCAAAGAAGAACCCATTGCCATTAACTTTGAAGCAGAATACAAGCGCCTGTTAGAACCGTTTAACGCTAATGGTAAGTCCATGCAGGTTAACAGCGTAGATGACGCTTTAACTCTGATGAAGATGGGTGCAAATTATAATAAGAAGATGGCTGGCTTAAAGCCTAATCTTAAACTAATGAAGATGCTGGATAATAATGGTCTATTAGATGAAGCTAAACTTAATCATCTTATTGACATTAGTAAGAAAAATCCGGAAGCTATTAGTAAGTTGTTGAAGGACAGCGGCATAGATCCAATGGATCTCGACATAGACAGTGCCGATAACTACCAACAAAGCAATAATGCAGTACACGATAAAGAGATAGAACTGGACACAGTATTGTCAGACCTAAGAGGTTCGGCAGCTTTTGCACAGACACTTGATATCGTTGGTTCACAGTGGGATAGCGCCAGTAGAGATGTTTTTGCTGAGGCCCCTTCCCTAATTAAGGTTGTGCATGACCATGTAGAAAGTGGTGTGTATGACATTATTAGTAAGGAGATGGAATCAGCAAAAATGCTTGGGCGTTTGAACGGCTTGTCTGATCTTGAGGCCTACCGGCAAGTTGGGGATGCAATACAAGCTCGTGGAGGTTTTGACCACCTGGTGCAACAGGGGAACCAAAATACACGTAGGCGAGTAGTGGCAGCACCTAACCCGAAGAAGGTTACGGATACGGAGCTAAACGATAAACGTAGAGCCGCAAGCCCTACTAAAGCTGGTGCTCCGAATAAGAGTAGCAATGATGATTTCAATCCACTTGCTATGTCTGATGAAGAGTTCGGCAAAATCGTTAAACCGAATATTCTTTAATTTTCTTTTTTAAATAGGTGACTATCATGGCTAATGAACAAAAGTACAAAGACCCAGCAGGCGGTACCCCTTCGTCTGTAGGCCCACAAGCCCGTATTGATTACTTCAATAAGCAGGCTCTGATCGAAGCTCGCCGCGAACAGTATTTCTCGCAGCTGGCCAACGTAACGGCGATGCCTAAGAACTTCGGTAAGAAGATCACTCGCTACCACTACCTGCCTCTGTTGGATGATGCCAACCTGAATGACCAGGGTCTTGATGCAGCCGGTGCAGTAATTCTGCCTACCAGCGGTGTTGTGCGTTTGAAGGTTGCTACAGTAACCGTGGACACTGATGCTAAGTCCATTGCAATCGTTAACGCCATCAATGCTATCAACGGTGGTACTGTTGCTTCCAAGGCGGGCTCTGCTTCTACTTGGGTGGTGACATTCACTGTACGTGAAGTTGGTACTGCTACTGCTGCTCAGCTGACTACGTTGGCTGCTACTGAGATTGGCACCAGTTCTTATGGCGTTACGATGCTGTCTGGTAACCTATATGGTTCCAGTAAGGACGTTGGTACTATCTCCGGCAAGTTGCCTGCACTGAGCGAAACGGGTGGTCGTGTTAACCGTGTTGGCTTTAAGCGCAAGCAGATTGAAGGCACTCTTGAGAAGTTTGGTTTCTTCGATGAGTACACCCAGGAATCCCTGGACTTCGATACTGATGACATGCTGCAGGAACACATCAGTCGTGAAATGGTTAGCGGCGCTAACGAAATCACTGAGGATGCCTTGCAGATTGACTTGCTGACTCAGGCTGGCATTCAAAAGTATTGCGGTGCAGCTATCGCAAAATCTGGCATTGATAAGGACTGTGTCGTCACATATCGTGACTTGATGCACCTTTCCATTGACCTGGATAACAACCGCACTCCAAAGCACACTACCATTATCACTGGTACTCGTATGGTGGATACGAAAACTATCCCTGCTGGTCGAGTGATGTATGTAGGCTCCGAGTTGCTTCCTACCCTCAAGGGTATGGTGGATCTCCATGGGAACCCAGCGTTCATCTCTGTTGAGAAGTATGCTGCTGGTACTACTACCCTTACCGGTGAAGTTGGTGCAATTGACCAATTCCGTGTAGTGGTTGTGCCTGAGATGATGAAGTGGGCTGGCGCTGGTGCTTCGATTGGCGCTAACGTGGGTTACTACGATGATGGTGTTAAGTACGATGTGTTCCCAATCCTTGTGGTTGGTGACGAGTCGTTTACCACTATCGGCTTCCAGACTGATGGTAAGACTGTGAAGTTCAAGATCACCCACAAGAAGCCAGGTGAAGGTACTGCTGACCGTAATGACCCGTACGGTGAAACAGGCTTCATGTCCATTAAGTGGTACTATGGCTTTATGGCTCTGCGCTCTGAGCGTCTGGCACTGCTGATGACCGCAGCTGCAATGTAAGGCAATTAAGCGGGGGGACTCAGGTCCCCCTTAGCTTTTAATTTATCAATAAGGAATCCGCAATGTCTTCTGATATCGGTAATGAGCAAGTAGATGAACTGGCTGCACTAAAGGCACGCGCTGACATGATTGGCGTAACTTATCATCCATCCATTGGCCTAGAAAAACTGCGCGAAAAAGTGAATGCATCTATTCGTGGTGAAGCTACTCAGGAAGATATCATCACTTCCCCTGATGAGCATATTGAATCCACGTATGAAATGCACCGCCGAGTAAAGCAGGAAGCTAGTGAGTTGGTACGCATTCGCGTTACCTGCATGAACCCAGCTAAGAAAGAGTGGGATGGCGAAATTTTCACAGCAGGTAATTCAGTAGTTGGCTCCTTCCGAAAGATGGTGCCTTTTAATAACGATGAAGGCTGGCACGTACCACGAGTTATTTATAATCAGATTCGGGATCGTCAGTGCCAAATCTTTGTAACTACTACCGACTCTCGTGGTAATAAATCACGTACCGGTAAGCTGATCAAAGAGTTTGCTGTGGAAGTCCTTCCTAACCTCAATGAAGCAGAGCTGAAAGATTTGGCACAGCGGCAAGCTATGTCCAACTCGATCACTTAATGGAGAAGTAGCATGCCCGGTTCCCCACTACATCCAGATATTACAGTAGCCGATTTGACTGATGCAACAGTAACAGGCAACGGCGTATTTGATATTCTGATGAAGTCTGCCAGAGCCCATCTTGAAGCTGAGTTTAAGAAAGGGCATATCAAGGGAACCGAGTATGCTACTGTCTACTTAGGTAGCATGCAGGAAGTCTTAAGAACTTCCATGGAATTCCTCCTACAGAAATCTAAAGTAGGTTGGGAAAACCAGATATTAGAACAGGCATTACTCAAAGCTAAGGTTGATCTTGAAAAGGTAAACTTAGAAAGAGAGATGCTTGAAGCCTCTATGCCTAAGATTGCTGCAGAAGTGGCTTTGTTACAGCAGCAGGTGCAAACAGCTATTCAGCAACGCTTGTTAGTGGTTGCACAAATTTGTAATACGGAAGCCCAGACAGCTGCAACTCTGGCTAGTATTGAGAAGAACACAGCAGAAATAAATCTACTCAATAAGAAGGCTGATACAGAATCTGCCCAAACACAGAATAATGGTGTCGCCCCTGATAGCGTTATCGGGCAGCAAAAAGCCCTATATGCTGCTCAACGAGATGGCTTTGATCGTAATGCAGAGCACCAGGCTGCACAGCTTATGGTTAGTAGCTGGCAAGTGCGCCGTACCACGGATGAAGACACTACCGTGGATAACAATATGCTTAATGATGTCGCTATATCTAGAGCAGTTAGTAAGATGCTTAATGGTGTGGGTGCCTAAACACTTACTGCATGGGGCTTAGGCCCCATTGCTATTTGGGTAGCGTGATGGGTAAAAAGAAAACCACCATAAGCACAACAATATCTCCTGTTTTCCAACCAAAGAAAATACCGGATACTGTGCTTTCCGCTACCCTTACGGCTATATTTAAAAAACAGGATATTGGCGAA